TAGTATTTGTACTGGTGCCCCATGTACCTGCCTCATCACCAGTGGCAATCTCTTTCAGGCGCAGATCGTTAACGTAAGTTGCCATCTATCTTCTCCGACTTTTCGTCTTAGGCTTTGGCTTCTTCATAGACGCCACATGCTTCTTGAGCGTTTCAGCTTGCTTTTTGTGAGTCTTAGAGGCTTTCTCTAAACCCTTAATAACCTTGTTGACCCTTCGTACCATTAGGCTACCTCTTCCCAGTTCGCTGTCTGACTTGTTGATACAGCCGAGTAATTTGGTGTTTGACTGTCTGATACAGCCGAATAGTTTGCTGTTTGACCTGGAATGACAAGCCCCCAAACATTTGTTGTACCAGTTGCACCAGTAGCAGAAACGCCAGTAACAGCAACGACGGCACTGGCTGTAATCGATACTGAACCCACTGAGCCAGTTGCTTCAAATCCATCGACCGCGATGTTGTTGTCGCACTTGAGCGTAACGGTGCCCAAAGCAGTTGTTGCAGATACGCCCGTAACGCTGACATCCGCATTCGCAGCGACGGATACAGATCCAACTGCTCCAGTTCCCGCCACACCTGTGAGAGATACCGTAACACCTGTTCCCTCAACGATAGATACGGAACCGACTGCCGACGTTCCTGAAACGCCTGTGACAGATACATTGGCGTCTGCATTGATTGTAACCGAGCCGACCGCGCCTGTGCCTGCTTGACCCGTGACTGTGACAGGGATCTCTTCATTCCAAGCACCTTGGCCCCAAGTGCCTCTGCCCCAGCCATTAACAATCGCCATTTGTTAAGCAATGCGAATGATGGCGTTACTTGCATCAGCGGTAGGGAACTGGATCGTAAAGTCTCCAGCGGTGCTGGTTTTATCACCACCAAACGCCAACGTGCAGACTGCCTTATCTGATTGAGTATCGTTGTATATCAAGGCACCGTTTGCAGTGATCGTGCTTGAACTGAATGTGAGATCGGCAAAGTCACAAAACGCTGTTGTGCTTGACGTGGTAGGAGTCACACTCGTTAACGCCGCACCCGCCGCCGTATATCCTGTACCCGACACCTCGTTCGAGGTTGTGTATGCAGTTGTGCTTGCATTCAATGTGGCAGAGCTTGTGTACAACGCCAACTTAAAGGTGTTACCAGAGGTGGCAGTAAAGTTGTGTGTACCTACAAGTATCTCTTGTTTGAATGACGTGCATAGCGCAGATGTAATGCTCATGTGAGACTCCGTATGATGTTTGCTAGATCAGGTTGTCCTTGAGCTTCAACTTCAGCAGCTAAAGTCGCACGGTCACTCTTGATCGCTTCTCGTATGTAATATCCAACCACTTCGTGTATCTGATCTTGAAAAGCCAACGCTTGCTCCCTGATCAAGGGGTGTGTGTTTTCTCCAACGCTCACGATTCTTTTCATCGCTGCGTCTGTCCAAAACTCTGCGTCATGCCCTCCGTTGTCTGTGGTTGTGACTAGCACCTTGCCCACATGACCCACCATTGTCATCTTGCAGACCTCACTGCACCTGATCGGTAACTGTCTGTTGTGCTGTATCCCTCACCTAACGCAATCAACTCTTGCATAGCAGATTCGTATCTTCCTTGGTACAACTGCATCAGATCAGGCTCACCCTTGAGAAAGGTATATGCCTCGACTAACGATCCGTACAGCAAAGCGTTTTCAGCGTTTGAACCCAGCCAACTTGTGCCATCTGAGGACACTGTGATCGACTGTGGCTCGTAGAAATAGTGTAGCTCGACAGTCAGGTTGCCACTCGGCGTCGGGCCAAGAATAAACGTCGTATCATCAAAGATAGCGTAGTGCTTGGGTATCCCAGTCGTTGACTCCACAGGATATGCCTGACGTATAAAGTTCACGTCTTTGAACAACAGATACTCATAGCCACTGTTGTCTACAGCCAAAGAATACGGTGCCAGAAAATCAGATGGCGTCTCTAGGTAGCTGTTCGATTGTGTTGTGGTGCCTGTGACGTTCTTTCTGAAATTGGGTAACTGTACAGACTTGAGTATCCGTTCTTCTGCCTGTGTGATAATCGTCGGCAAGTTAGTGACGAGCGTAGTTTCGTTTGTCTCCAGATAGTCCTGTATCGCCTGCTTCAGCGTGGTGAATGTAAAAGCCATCAGCTTGTGATCACCGTGACGATACCAACATGACCTGTCGCTCCCAGCCCGACTTGCCCTACAGGATTAAAAGACGCCAGTATTCTACTGTCATCCAGACCCCGGTCAGGTCTTGGATTACGCAACGCCCTTGGATCATCTAGCTTCAGCTTGCCTAGTTGCAACTGAGGCTGATCTGGATCAACTACATCCTTACCCACCAAAAACCCAGTCGGTCTTTGATTAACGATCTCCGGCACCAAGTCTTTGAGAGGATATCTAAAACCCGTAAGGTCGCAATAACCAAACGCATACTTGCCTTTAGTATATGAACTCAAAACGAATACCCCCCAGGTGACACAAACAACGATGCCTTGTTGCGATCTGAATCAGACGCAAGCGTCCATTGCTCTTCGTAATCTGCTTTCAACGCCTGCGCCCTAGCTCCGGCGGCAGGGTACTTCATGCTCAACTGATACGACAGACCACTTACCAAGCAGGGCAAGAACCGAGCAGGGATATCAATGTTATTGACAGCAGAGTTGCCTGCGTCTTGAACCCTTTCCATGTAGTAATAGCCAAACTGGTAGGTCTCTTGATCATCTGGTGTAGGCCATATGTTGATTGTGATCGAGTCCACATTCTTCTCAACGTAATACTGCAATGGCTTACTGCGTGTCAGTTTGTTCGACAGATTAGAGTATTGGCTTACGGATATACGAGTCATCGACTGATCGAACTGTGAGTTCTGCTCACCTGCATTTGTCCTGACAAATGCTTCGATGATGTCTAATATCTTGCCATCTAACTGATATTGATTGGTGCCAGCGGTCAGCGCCTGGGTAGCAAACTCTACAGACCATAGGTTGAGACCTCGGTTCTGCCACTCCAACATCATCAGGTTTAGACTTCTACGAGCGGTCTTGTAGTCATATCCGCTACGAAGCTCTAGTCCAGCACGTTCAAACGCTTCTTCCATAGCATCGGAAAGATCTAGGTTGAATGTAAATGTGCCGCTGGTAGCCATCTAGATCATTCTTCCGCGAGTCTTACCCTTGATAGCTATCCCATCAATAGGCTTTGTTCGTGTCTTGCCTCCGGCATTCATGGTGGTAGCACCAGACATGATTTTTTCCATACGTTGCTTTTCAGCCTGATCTGCGGCTAAACGCTCCTCTTCTTTTCTTTTTTTTCGCCTTCCTCTATGTTGAGTTATGGCTCGAGGAATAACGCCCATATATTCAGCAATACCTCTTCCTTCAATCATTGATGCAAGCGGCGAAACATCTGAAAGTTTTAATCCCATTACGGCCTCCTAGCCTTTTGTTTCTTTTTAGAAACGCGCTTCTTCTTTGCTGGCGCATTCTTAATCTGTTTACCCATTTGCGCCCGACTAATTGCCATCAGTCTCGACCAAACTTTTGTTTCTGTGATTTAGGTGGACTCTTAGTACTACCGCCCTTGCCAGACCAAAACACCTTATTCGCCCAGTATGCGGCTGATGTCTTGCCCTTTTTGATATTCTTGCCGTGACGGGCTTTGAAGCTTTTACGCGCCTCTGGTGAATAATTATGCCCCATCTTCTGATCACCAAACCGAATGATCTTCATCTTTTCGCCATCCCTAACAGCAACAACCGCCTTCTTAGACGGATGCTTTGGGGTACGCTTTGGTTTGTTCAACCCACTAAGACCAACCTTTTTTAGCCGGTTCTTCTCTGCATCGGTCAAACTCATTTGCGATGCCTCGCTGTTTTCTTAGCTATCTTCTTGGGCTGCTTTGAGTGCTGCTTCCCCTTCTTGGTGTCTTCTCGTTTCTTCTTGGAAGTGGCAGCGTACTCCTTGTCTGATAGAGCCTTTCTAGCCTTCTTCGGGAGATACCTTTCACCTGTCGCCTTCTTGCCTTGGGTAGAGGGTTTACCCGACTTGGTTCCCCACTCCTGCTTTGTCCACTTCTTCAAGGACTTCTGGGACTTCTTGAGAGGCATTAGTCTTTGTAGCCCCCGCCAGATTCCTTATAACGCTTAGCCAGCATCTGCGCTTTACGCGCAGACCACTGACCAGGCTTGCCGCCTTTACCACTAGCTTTGATTGAGTTGAACAGCCTCTTACGCAAAGCTGGCTTCGTGTAGTTGCCAGCTTCGTTTACTCGAGACTTGCTTTTCTTTTTCTCAGCCATCTTAGAAGTGCTTACGCACCTGCATGATGATGCTATACACATCACCACTAGAGTGTCCTACAGTGGTAAACAATACGTCGCCGTTCACACCAGAACCTGCGTTGTTGGGTATGCCTGTAAAATCAGACAGATCCAGCGTGTCAGCCCAGTCGGCGTTTAACTGCCAAGCAAGCACGTTAGTAGATGCATTAAAGAAGATCTTCACACCCATACCAATGGTAGAGTAATAGATCTTCTGAATGCTTACCTTCGTACAAGCAGCGCCTGTCACAGGATCAGAGGCAAGCGCAGATACATCAATCTTAGTTACTGCACTCTCGCCACTTCCATCGCTAACATTAGTGAATCGAAAGATAGCTGTGTTGCCATCATCCTGTATGGTTTGAGTTGCTACTGCGTCAGCCATTACTGCCCCCTGTTACGCTATCTGAACGTACTCAATGATGAACGTAAAAGAACCTGCTGTTGTAGCATCAACCGTATTGGTGATGTTGCAGTAAATAGTTCTTGAAGCAGAAGTGTACTGCACAGAAGCAGGCGCTGTAGTGCCGCTTTGCGTCTGAGTCACAAGCGTTGTTGTAGTCACGTTGTGCTCTACAACAGTCGTGCCGCCGTCTAGGATCTCATCAGTTACTGCCGCAACAATCTGTGCGCCAGAGCTAGATGTACCAACCTCATAACCAATGTCACCCGTACCAATAACTGGTGAGGTGTCACAGAAAATCTTGATGTCGGTAATAATTGTGTTGGCAGGCTGCGTAAACTCACCAATAGATGGGCTGTCGCCTGCTGTAGTGTTAACAGTTACGCCTGTAGCGTATCCAACGTGCTTTACATACTTACCTGTTACGATTCCAGTAGAAGCAATATCCACTACATCGGTAACTACGCCTGTGGTGGCGTTCTTTGAAATAACCTTAAAGCCATTTTCGGAGCGAACTGCTCCATTGAAAGTTGTATTACCCATTTTAGTCTCCTGTCTGGGTTAGTCCAAAATGTTCCACATGGAACAATCGGTCAGGATAAAAAAATAGTGGCCCCGAAGGGCCACTCAAAGTGCTCTAGCTAGAGCCTGGAGATCCGTAAATTCCAAGTGGGTCTGACACTCCAAAAGAGTATCGCTCCCTGGCCTTGTATCTCACGTTACCAGTATCGAAGTCACCGTCCATAGACGTTTCTAGCGGAGTACGCTCGAACATCTTCATGCCATTCGGCACATCAGTGATGATAAAGAAAGCGTTGCTGTCAGTCAGGTAGTGATTGACTGCATAGCCTTCTGGAATCGCACCCATGTTACGAATCGCGTTGATGTCGTTATCCGCTGTTCCAACTCGCTGAGTCGTTTCCAGCAGTCGATCTGCCGTAAACATCAGTGCGGGTGGGACAATCAAACGACGTGGACGTGCAGCGATCAAAAGACCACGCTCATCAGTGAACGCAGCGATTTCGATAACCGCATTTTCGAGTGACGTTTCGTTCAAGTCAGCGCCAGTAGATGGACGGTTAGCATTGGTGCCACCGTTTACTAATGGGTGTGAAGCGTTGAACAGAGTTACACCGTCTCCAGACTGGAAGCTGGTGAAGCCATTGTTCAGCGAGTTCGCTGCTTTGACTTGCTTCGTGTACGCCATAGCGCGAGAAAGCGCCTTGGTATAACGAGCCGAAAGAGAATCGTACAAATTATCTTCCATCGCTTCCTCGGTGATCGCAAAGCCCATCGAAATGGTTTCGTGATTGTACCGAGCGGTGAAAGACTCTTGCGCTGAGTCATAGCTGGTTGCTGCACCTTCTGCCTTAACAGGAGCCGCTGCAAAGCCTGACAG